TCAAGCAGAAGACGGCATACGAGATTCCTCTACGTCTCGTGGGCTCGGAGATGTGTATAAGAGACAGGATTTATTGCTGCAAGAGTGGAGCACATATTCTTTGCCCTCTATTCGCGGGTGGATCGCTTCACACACAAGCCTATGAACCATTGGGTACTTCCCTCTGAGACCAACTTTCCCGTAGCCCGATTTTGTTTTTGCCCCCACCCAGAGCACACACTCATCAGTAAAGGGCTCCCGTATTCGTTCCATCAGTATCTTGTATTTGGTCATACCAAAACCTTAGCACATGGTGTATAGCGAGTCAACCGGCAGCGCCCTCGGGCAAGAGATCGTCCGGCGCGAGAAGTATCTTTCCGCCGAGGCCGGTCCTTGGCGGCAGTTCTGGGAAGATCTGGGGAACTACGTCTCCCCCCGTAAGGCCGACATCACCGAGGAGGAGTATACGCCGGATACCGGCAACTACGACCAGCTCTACGACAACACGGCCATTCAGGCCAACATGATTTTGGCCAACGGCCAGATGTCGCTGCTGACCCCACCCAACGAGCCGTGGTGCTCGTTCGCCCCCTCTGCGGCCTACGCCGGGATGCCGGGGGTGGACAGGTGGTATGCCGAGTGTACCGAGATCGCCCTCCGCGCCTTGAGCCATAGCAATTTCTATGAGCAAATCCACGAACTCTACCTCGACCGTGGCGCGTTCGGGACGGCGTGCATCTCCTGCGAGGAGGGGCGCGACAAACCCCTCGTCTTCAAGACCTACCCCGTGGGCAGCTTCTCGATCAGCGAGGACGAGGAGGGATACGTCGATACCGTGTTCCGCTCGTTCAGGATGACGCTGCGCCAGATGGTGAAGAAATTCGGGCTGGAGAGCTTGAGCGAGAAGCTGCGGGAGCAGTGGGGCAGCGGCGATGTCCGCCAGATGGACAAGAAGCACGACATCGTCCATGCCGTCTACCCCCGAGAGTCAAGGAACACCGAATCGCCGTTCGCCCAGGACATGCCCATCGCCTCGGTCTACGTCGAGAAGCGCGAGGGCCACGTCCTCCGCGAGAGCGGGTACCTCGAAAACCCGTTCGCCGTGACACGGTTCCTCCGGTGGCGCGACGAGAAATACGGGTGGTGCCCCGCGTGGATCGCGCTCCCCGAGGCGAGGCAGCTAAACTATCTGGAAAAGCACCTCGATGCGCTGGTCGAGATCCAGGCGTTCCCGAGGCTCCTCGTCCCATCGAACCTCTCCAGCGAGATCGACCTCCGACCGGCGGGGGTGACCGTCTTCGACCCCAACAACCCTAACGCTGTTCCCAGGGAGTGGGGGATGCAGGGCCGCTACGACATGGGGATCGACAGGGCCAATCACAGGCGGGAGGCGATCAACAAGTCCTTCCACGTGGACCTGTTCCAGATGTTTAACACCATCGACCAAAAAAACATGACGGCCAGGGAGGTGGCCGAGAGGGCATCCGAGAAGCTCTACATGTTCAACCCGACCTACAGCCGGATGACCTCCGAGCTTTTCAACCCGTTGCTCAAGAGGATCTTTGCGGTCCTCCTGCGGGCGGGGCATCTCCCCCAGCCGCCCATGGCGCTGGTGCAGGAGGGGCCGGACGGGTTCAGCCTCCCCGACCCGGAGATGGAATACAACAGCCGGATCGCGCTCGCCATCAGGCAGCTTGAGAACTCGTCCATCATGCAGACCATGGACATGTATCTCCCGCTCACGGAGATCAGACCGGAGATCTGGGACAACCTCGACGCCGACACCGCATTCCGCGACAGCGCGAAGAACTCGGGGATGCCGACACGGTGGGTCAGGGACATGCAGGAGATGGAGGCGATCCGGGAGCAGAGGGCTCAACAGCAGCAGCAGGCCGAGGCGGTCCAACAGGCGGAACAGCTTGGCAAGGCTGCGCGTAACGCGTCCGGGGCGGACCCCGAAAAACTTAACGAACTACTAGGACAATAATATGGCTAAGACGTGGGAGGGCAGCAGTGCCGACATCAGATACGGGGACGCCACCCCCTCGGGGACCGGCGAATACCTCGCAAGTGACACCGTGGATGCGCTTGTCGGGGACAACGGCTACAGCATCCCGAGCCGTGGGCTGATGCTGGCGGTAGCCGGTGCGGTGAAGATCATCACGGCTAACGGGCAGACGATCACATTCGCCTCGGGCGAACTCACAGCCGGTGTGGTCTACCCGTTCATGGTCACCAGGGTATTCGCGACGGGGACCGACACCATCGCCAAAGTATACCTGCTGTATTAGCGATCCCAACACAGAGGAGATCGAGAGGAGGAGGCGGGAGCTTATCCGCGACTTCCATCGCACCTTCGCGACCGAGGAGGGGAGGAGGGTGCTCGACCACCTCTACGGTAAATACCGGATGTTCCTCCCGGCGACCGTCCCGACGCAGGACGGCAGGGCGGACGCCAACCAGACCCTCTACATGGACGGGTGCCGTGACGTGGTCAGCTACATCTATCTAACGCTCCAGCAAGTCCCTCAAGACGACGTGGAGCCCTCGAACAACAAACCACAGGTCAAAAAATGAGCGAAGCAGAAGGTGAAGTAGCAGCAGAAGAGTCGGTGCAGGAGCCGACACCATACGTAAACCCGGACGGGTCGTTCACGGACGACTGGACATCCAACCTCACCGGGGACTACGAGGCGGCGGCAAAGACAGCCGAGAGGTACAAGTCCGTGCCCGAGCTGGCCAAGGCGGTATACCACGCCCGCCAGCAGCTATCGTCCAAGGACGAGCGTGCGTATGTCCCCAACGGGTCTGCCACGGACGAGGAGGTGGCGAAATACCGGGAGGCGCTGGGCATCCCCAGCGATGCCGCCGAGTATAAGATCGAGCGCCCCGAGGGGATACCCGACGAGGCGTGGGACGACAATTTAGCAGCCAGCTACGGCCAACTGTTCCACGAGCAGAACATCCCGCCCGCAGCCGCGAACGCCCTTGTGGCCAAGCACGCCGAGATCGAGGCGCAGCGGGCGATGGCGATGGAGCAGCAGATCAACGACAGGAGGGAGGCAGGTCTGGAGGAGCTTCGCAAGGAGTACGGGCCGGACTTCCAGAAGCAGCTCGACTACGCCCGCCGCATGGCCGTGACCGCCGGGGTGGACCCCAACGCCGAAGGGTTCGACAGCCCCGCCGTGGTCAAGGCACTGGCCTACGCCGGGAGAAACATGCGCGAGGACAGCCTCGTCGCCACCGGAGAGGTCGGGGGGTCGAGCGATGCATCCGCCCTGGCCGAGAAAATTATGAACGACCCGACCCACCCGGAATACGAGAAGTTCTGGTCGGACCATCCGGCGACGAGGAAACGGGTGAACGACCTCCTGTCGCGTGGGAAGCGCGGCCCCGGATAAACTCTTGACCTTTATGGTCAAAGCTATAATTTTAACACAGTAAGGATACCCGACATCTAGGAGTCCCCGCCCCGGCGGCATCACTTTTGGTACGGCCCCTTCAGTAATAGATCGAATCGATCCGATGGAACCCCGCGAGCGCGGGCACCTTCGCTGAGGACGCCAACCAATTTAAAAGTGAACTACTAGATAAATGTCTACACCCGCATCGACGATTCCCGATGCGTACATCACACAGTTCGACACCGCCTGGCGGCACCTCTCCCAGCAGATGGAGAGCCGCCTCAAGGAGTATGTGACTGTTGACAGCATCAACGGGAAAGAGAAGAAATATAACCAGCTCCAGTCTGAGACTGCGCGGCTGATCACGGCCCGCAAAGCGGCCACCACCGAGACCGAAGAGGTCAACGAGCACCGCTGGCTGCGCCTCCAGGCGTATGATATGGTCAGCAGGTTCGATGAGTTCGACGACGAGCTTCTGGGAACCGTCCCGGTACCTCGCGCCGAAACCGTCCAGAAGCACACGGCGGCGTTCAACCGCCGTTGCGACCAGACGATCATCGATGCGCTTGGCGGCACCGCCTACTCGGGCGCGACCGGCATCACCCCCAACACGTTCCCGGTTGCACAGACCGTCTGGGCCGACTTCAAGGACTACACCACGGCGGGGAGTTCCTCCGAGACCGGCACCACATACAACCTGACCATCCAGAAGTTGGTCAAGGCCAGGGAGATGCTGGAGTCGAACGAGGCGTATGACCCGTCCTATGGCGACAAGCTCTGTATTGCGGTTACCGCAAACCAGATCGCCGGTCTCCTGATGGATGCCATCGAGGTGCAGTCGTCCGATTTCTCTCAGATCAAAAATCTGTATGAGGGGCAAATCGGGGAGTACGGCGGCTTTACCTTCAAGCGCCTGGAGCTGCTCCCCAACGAGACATCCGGCGTTGAAGCACGTAACTGCTTCGCGTGGGTCAAGTCGGGAGTCGTGCTTGGTATCGGAGATGATCGCAAGGTCTACGCCGACTACCTGCCGACCCAGAACCACGCGCTCCAACTGCGCACCACCATGTTGCTTGGATCGACCCGCCTCGAAGAGGAGAAGGTCGTCAAGATCCGCTGCGACGAGGACAAAGCGTCCACGGTCTAATCCCTAACCACAGAAAGGAGAAATAAATTATGGCTACT